TCCTGAGCCAGATAGTGTCCCATGAAAGTATTCATTTTGTCCTCATTTGATCAACACCACGCTTCCTCGTTCTTCCACTTCAAATCGCACGCGCCGCAACCCAATCGCATCCTCCACCGCGCTTCGATGTTCTCCCTCCGACTCGAACAGCATAAACCCGCCTCCGCCCGCGCCCAGAACCTTTCCGCCTCGCGCTCCTGCCTTCTTTGCCTTCGCATAGATGTCATCCAAAAACTCATCGCTCACGTGCGAGAGTTTCTTCTTCAATTTCCATGCCTCGTCCAGCATCTCGCCCAGCAGGGCGTAGTCGCCCTTCCCGATCATGTCTTTCGCAACCATGGCCATATCCCGCAAAGCCATGGCCGTTCGTTTCGATGCCCCGCTCGTCAATCGCTCCGCCTGTGTCTGCAAAATGGCTTCTGCCTTCCGCGTCCGCCCAGTCCAAAACAGCATCAGGTTTTCCTCTAAAAAGAATTTCAGGTTTTGGTCGAGTGGCAGCAATTGAGCCGTCACCGTCTCATCGTGATTGAATTTATAGAGATGCAATCCGCCATACGCCGCCGCGTAGTGATCCTGCTTCCCGACCGTTCCGCCGTTCATATCCCGCTCGATGTGATAGGCGATTCTCGCGTACACTGAAGGATGGGAATTATTATCCCTGTCAATGTACCTGTCCAACGCTCGCGCCAACCCTACTGTGAACGCGCTCGACGATCCCAGTCCGCTTCCCTCGCCTGGAATATCCGCAACGGACGTGATCTCCAGTCCCCGCAACTCAAAATATGACAGCGCGTTCCGAACCAGCCCATGCTTTAGCAAGTGTGGATGGTCAACATTCTCCGTCTCCGAATAAGAGACGCGCGTCCTTCCGTCGAACTTCTCGTTCACCGTCACGTACACGTACTTGTCAATTGCAAAAGAAACCACCGCGCCAAAATCGTTCTCCAGATAAAACTCTGGCATATCGCTCCCGCCGCCAAATAGGGAAACCCGCAGGGGAGTGCGCGTAAGTATCATTTTCGCCTCCAGGCAACTGCCGTCGGAAAACAATCCCACAATAGTTCGTGGGTGGTCAGCATGGATTCCATGATGCGTTCGCTCTGTCCTTCGGCCAATTCCTTACTGGTATGGAACTGGCACCAGAAATGATCGAAATTCTCAATCCATCCCGAATGAATCATCGCCGGCAATAGAAAGTATTCCGCGCCTTCGATGTTCATCAAGCACACATCAACAGGGAGGGGGAGCGTCTCCATCACGTCCGAATACAGTCGGAACTCTCCCATTTCCGTTTGCCCCTCCGCATTTCCCATAATGGTCGCGCCGTCCGTGCCGAAATTGCCAATCCGCTGGTAGCCATTATCGACCCACAATCCGAATGGGTGGATGGTGATCTTATCGTTCCCATCGAACTTCGTCCGCATCCGTTCCACCGCCCACATCTGCGGCTCGAACACGTCAATAAAACAGCCGAATTTCTCCGCCATCTGCTTCACCCAGCGTCCCTCAAACCCGCCGATCTCCCACACGCGTCCCAGCGGCGTCAATGGCCAATCCAGCGCCAACGTCTCATCGCCCTTCGCCTCAAACCAGTTCTGACGGTTCACTTCCATTGCTTCTCCTTTTAGAGCCAGCGTATGACAGGTTCTAACGCGTGACCGCGTTCCCAAATAAACCACGCAAAGGCTATCATACCGCCACCTTTTATGTTCTCGTCTCCATTGCGAGTAAACTTCAATCGGCGCTTAAACACATAGACTGCCTTAAGTGGAGTAGTTTCCAACCATGCTGATCGAGATACACCTTCTAAAAAAGCCAACTTGCAAAGTAGCGCTAATTTTGTGCATCCTAGTTTAAGCGCGCGTTCCGCAAATTCTTGAGCCATTGTAAATGGCGGGTTGGTAATAATGTTTGGCGCAAGTAAATCTGGCAACGTCAAAGACAGAAAATCTTGTTGCGTTCCGTATCCGCGTGGTTCAATATCTGTGCTAATCACAGTGTATTGATATACTTCTAAAACTTTGCTTATTGCTCCATCTCCACAGGCACACTCCCAAATATCTCCATCAAAGTCTTCAACTTCTAAAAGTGATGTAATGCCGCGCCGAGGGGTAGGATAAAAATCCATTGCCGGCCTTGCAATTCCATGATTTGTTCCAGTATTTGTTCCTACTATACTTTGCGCTCTTTTAACTGATATGTCCATTATTTCCAACTCTTTTCCGTTCCAATGTGTTCCCACGCGCCCCACGGACTGATCCCCAGCGGCCGCCAGATTTTTGAACTCTCCACTTTATTCCGATAGCGGTCGTCCATGTCCAGCTCGATGTCGCCGGGCGAGCGTGACTCATGGAACCAGCCATAATCCTTCGTAAATCTCGCGTGGCGTAAATTCGGATTTCCACTGTAAGAATACTGCGTCGTCCGCAGATACTCCAAAAACATCCGTCCTTCATAGCCTTTTGTGCGGACATCATTTTCAATGGATAGGATACGAAAACTCACCATCCCCACCTCTTCCCGATCCTGCAACAATTTAATATAAAATCTCATGTCCAGGTTTTCGGCCAGCCTCCAATCATCCTCCAAAAACAGCATAAAGTCCGAATTCTGGTGACAGATTCCCATCGCGCGGTTCCATCCCATCCCAGCGTAGAATGTGTCTTCCTGCCCCTCAGGGCGGATTCTCTCATTGTGGCTTCCGATCACCCTTTCCCCCAGTTCGTCCAGCAAATTTAGGCAAGCCTCAAAATGGTTTTTGGGACTCCCATCATCCGCCACATACCACGCCCGCGCCTCGCGTGGATACTGCAACCGCTCACAGGTCGAGCGGATCGTCTCCAGCGCCATATCCGTGCGCTTATAGGTCGCCAGCACAATCGAGAGGGGAAGGGTGTCAGTCATTCAGCAATTCGGCCAGTTCTGTTTCGGTCAGTTCCCGCGCAATGTCGCTGGAGTAGGCTTTCTTCGCATCCGGGAATATCACTCCCGTCACAGTTGAAGGATACACCACGAAAGACCCGTCGTTCTCCTCCGCCCTCATGGTTTCCTCCACAGTCACCAGCGTCTCGTGCATCTTCTCGCCAGGGCGAAGCGGGATTCGCTCCATCGCCGTCCTGCCGCCCACCACATATTCCGCCAGTTTCCCCACCGAAAGCGCCGGCATCTTCGGCACAAAAATTAGGCCAGCCTCAAAATCGAATGCCTGCTCCACATATTCCACCGCCTGCCGCGGCGAAAGCCAAAAGCGAGTCATGCTCGGGTCGGTGATCTTGATCGGTTTATTCATCGCCACCGTTTTCTTCCACCATTCCACCACGCTTCCCGTGCTTTCCAGCACGTTCCCGTAACGAACCAGGTGAAACTTTGTCCCGCTATCCGTGCGAGCAAACTCCTGAAAGATTTTCTCCATCAGCATCTTCGTCGCGCCGTAGGCATTCGCAGGGTGGCAGGCTTTATCGGTCGAGATGCTCAGCACGTGGCTGATGTTCGCCTGGATCGCCGCCACGCACACGTTGGAACTGCCATACACATTCACGTCCACCGTGTCGATGGAATCCTTCTCCGAGTCGGGGATCACCTTCACCGCGCCCGCGTGGATCACGATATCATGTCCCACCATGCCGTTCAAGAGCGTCACGCCGTTGCGGATGTCGCCCTGAATGAAACTAACGTCGGGGAATAGCCGACGCATGAAATCGTGTTTATGATTGTCCGTGGAATAGACGGTCAGTTTCCCACTCCACCCTTCTTCCTTGCGCCGTCTCGCGATAGCCCGTCCAAGCGTCCCCGCGCCGCCAGTAACGAAAATATTCACCTTCGATAGATCCATGTCTGCCTCCACACGCTTCCCTTGGTTGTATAGTGGTGACGATGAGGGGGAGGGGAAGCGTCTCCCGTCACGCGCCTGGCCGAAGGCCGCGCTACCTCATGTCACCATTATACAACCAAGCATAGAAAATGGGAGGACGGATTTCCGTCCTCCCATCCTTCAAATACGATTGTTACGCGCCGGATCCAGGTCCGCTCAGGTTCCATTCGCTGAACGGCGAAGCGAACGGGCGTCCAGTGGACACGCCGCCATTCACGTGGTAGTCCTGGCTGGGCAGAGGATCGTCGGTGTGCTGCAACGGGACGTAAACCACATTCTGCAAGCGGCCAGCCAACTGCGGGGTACGCAGAATCAGGCGAGGCTCGGTCTTGGAGATGGCTTCCACGCACCAGTTATCGGGCGCCTTCAAGCCCCACAGGAACACGCCGCCGTCGCTCCAGAAGAAGGTCGGAGCCGCGCGCACGTCGCCCGCGCCGGGGATCACGTCGTTGCGGTAGTCGTAGTATTCCCAATACAGGGTACGGATCGTCCCGCCGCGCGCCGTGAACGGCACAAAATAAATGTCACTCGCGAACCCGCCGATGGGGATGGCGGGGTTGTCGGCGCGGTTATCTTCCATGATGCAGTCGTCCAGGGTAACGCCCACGCGCCGCCCGTCGATCATCAGGTATTTACCGTTACGCATCTCGTCGCGGAAGCGCACCATCGCGGATGCGTCCACATTGTTCGAGGCGGTCATGGTACCCTGCGCCGCAGCATTGCAGGCGTCCGTGCTGTAAATGCACGGCCAAACGCGCGTCAATTCGTAGAACAACGGCTCGCGCATCACAATGCGAAGATCAACGGGCGAAAGTCCCTGTTGCTCGGCCTTGCGATTCAAAATGCGGAACATCGTGGTGATGGTGCGAACGATATCGGGGTCGGTCGCCGAACTTACCTGGCGATATCCGAAATCCTTCACGTCCGAATACAGGCTCGGGCAGGCCGCTCCGGTCAGCGCGTCAATCTTGGTGCGGCTGATCAGCAGGTCAAGGCCAGGGAACTCCTTGTAACCGCCGCCCGCGCTGCTATTGGCAGGGTTGCCAGTATAGACGGTTGGGCAGAACCAGCGCTGATAGGCCACGCCAACTTCCACCAGGCGCATCACCATCTCGCGCCCGGCCAAGATCGAGTTCTGGTTGCTCAGTCCCAGGAAGGACTGCATCAACCCGCCCATCGAATCCACCAGCGGACCGTTGAGCAGGTTCAAATCCATGAACTCGCCGCGGTTGATGCGCTGACCGATGCGGTTGATCTCAACCTGGCGCGTCTTGAATTCCTTGCGCCCAAACACGGTCGTCTGGATGCAGGTCTTGAAGTTCGCGGCCTGTGCGGGGTCATCGCACACCGCGTTCTTCTCTTGCTGATCCGAACGCAAAAATCCCGTGATGTACGGGAAGAGCGGGTTGACATCGATGCTCGACTGGATCGGGATGACTTCTCCCAGCGAACCCGTGATCTGCGTATGCGTGCTGATCACGTCGCGCTCCAAGCCGCGCACGCCAAACAACCCGCCAGGACCATGCACATACGGTCCAACGGGCGCGCCCACAGTCTGGGCTTTCTGAACATTCTCTGCCGCAAACTGTCCGAGCAAATCCATGAAGGCTTGCCCAAACTTCGCGGGGTCAACAGTTCCGTCAACAAATGAACGGTTCATATCACACCTCCTGGGTGGGGGATGATTTCTCAGGCGGATGGCCAGTCCGTTTGCTTCCCAGGGGGCGGAGGATGGAATTCCTCCTACTGCGCTTGCACAGGAGCCGTCCCCGTGGCGTCCGAAAGCCAGTGGGGAGAAAGGCTCTTCAAAACCTTGTCGGCAGGCTTGGTTTCGTCCACCTTGTTATCAGTGGACTTGGATGCAGCCTGTTTGCTCATCCACGCAAAGCGCGAAGCCGGCGGGGTCAAAATTTCCGCCAGTTTATCGTCGCCGTCGCGCGAAAGGTCTTTCACCAGTTGCTCCAGCATGGGAACCTTCTCGGCCGCCTCGAAGATCACGGCGAACTGCTTGCTCAGTTCCTCCATGCCGGTTTCCTTCACGACCGCCTCCACGATGGCTTTCATATCCATCTGCGAAGCGGCCGCGGCAATCGGGACTTCGGCCGGTTCCTCGATCTTGACGTGGCTCTCCGGGGTCTTTTCCTTCGACTCCACCTGCGCCTCGTCCAACGCATCTTTCTTCAAGCCAGTCCGCCTCACATACTCGGTGGCCTTCTCTTCGCTTCCCAGCAGTTCCGCAAAGTACTTATACTTGTCCATGCCGACCTCCTTAATCAGGGTCTCAACGTCTGTCCATGGATTCGCCGCGTTCTCCAGCGGTAAATCCGAAACTTCATACATCCGATACTTCAAGATGATGCGCGGGTCTTTTTCGTCACGTTCCAGCGCCAGCGCGCCGATGCTCATACCCATGTCTGTAAGCGCACGCGCCTTCAACGCCGTCTGCGCCTCTTTCTCGGTCAAAATACCCGAAAGGATCACGAACCCGTTCTCATACATCCAGAAATCGACGGGGTTCTCCCGCGCCGTCCCTGGTGTGTGCCACATCAAATGTACAGGCGCCATGTCGCGGTTCTTGTCCAGCCACTCCAAATATTCCTTGTGCGCGCTCTCCGCGATGATGTCGCCGTCCCAATCAATATACTTATTCGTCGCCCAGCCAACCCAACGCCAGTTCCCCTTGGCATCCTTCTCGATCACCACGGCGTTCTGTTCCTTTTCCATCGTGGCTTCCATGCCAAACTTCTTCGCCGCCGCGCGGATCCTCGGCAGGGCTTTCTTCGCTTCCGCCGCTCCCTCGCCTCCCGCCTTCATCATCTGCTCCGCCCTCGCCAGCGCGCTCCGCACGTGCGCCTTGTCATGGACCGGATACTTGCGTTCCTTCTTGCCATCCTGCTCCATAACCAGCGCAAAATCTTCGTCCGCCAGGTTCTCACGCGCCGCGCCCGAAAGTTTCCGCTTCAAAATGTCGCCGACATTCTCCACAAAAGACGTGTGACGTTTATCCCACGCCAGCAACGCCGATAATTCCAGTTCGTCCAGGTCTTTTTCCATCTTCTCTTCCCCCATCATCTTGCTCACCCGCGCGCCAAACCCCGCGCCCACTTCCTGAATAGCCTTCGCCTTTTCCTTCGGCTGCATCATGGGGTTTCCAACGATGTTTCGCACCAAATCCTGCGTGTCCCAACTTAGTTCCTCAACGTGATGCGCCTTTTCGTTCGCCTCACGTACTGCTTCCAATTCGTCGAAGGATGTCGGACCAAACGACATCATCGCCATTGACGGGCTTTCCCCAGCGTACATCTTTTCCTTCACTTCGATCTCGTCATACGTCTCGGTCGCCAACGCGTCCAAAACCTCCGCGTCATCCTCGACGGGAAGTTCATCCTGCTCGACGTCCAACTTTTTCTTCTTCTCCAGTCGGCGTCGAATCTGATCTTGGTGGCGGGCGCGCCGCAATTCTTCGCGTTTGTCCTTCTTCATGGCAACCTCGCTTGGGTTGCTCAAAATTATATCACATACACGCAAAGTTTCGCCCCACCAAAATTCGGTGGGGCGAAATGATCAATCTCTTGTTCTTATCCCTTTGACGGGGCAGGCCGCGGCGCAGGCTTAGGTTTCGGGGTCGGCGCCAACTTGGGGAGGATGTGAACGCCTTTCGGAAGTTTCCTGGTCTTGCCGTTTGTCCAGCCAATCTTGTTCATGGTATCTCCTTTTGAAAGAATGTTTGTACAACGCTCGTGATTGCACAACCACCCCTGTATCTTGTCAAGGTTTGGAAACCATTATTTTGATCCTCGATTGATCGCTTCCTGAATGTCCTTCTCGAATATCGGCGTGTACTCTTCAGCAATCGTCTCATCAAACTTGCGTCCCTCGAAACCTGGATGAGACACCGCCTGCGCGCCGACCACTTTTCCAGACCTCATCGGAGACCGACTCCCGATCACCCGCGGGCTGGTTGCCGCCCGATACCCAGTCCTAAACCTCAGCATTCCTCCATGTCTTGGAGTAATCGGGTGTCTTTTCGCTCCCTCGTTCACCAGCGCATATTTCTCCGAATTGGTGAACACCTTCACCGAATTTTTCAATGCTCCAAACTTCGTTTGCGTATTCCAGCGCACCTCGCCGAACCCACTGCTCGGGTTCATCGTGTCCGACCATCCCTCCGTTGTCTTCTCGAACAAATCGCGTATCTCCCGCGCCGTCTTCGTGGACATCGTGTGGCGAATCTCCCGCATCACCTTTTCCACGCTCAATATCTGCTTCGGAACCGTCACTTTAATCTGGATGGATGTCATGTTCTTCCTGTCATTGTTAGGCGGCCTGTTGCGATGGCGAGCCGTGTACTCTCGCACACTTTCGCGGGCGATCAACTCCGCTACTTATGGCCTCTGGCAATGGAGCCAAAGCGCTTTATCAATGTGGCGAACCACAATGCCTTCTGCTACCTCTGTCGGGAACCATACAGATTCAGCCACATCACAAAAGGCCGCCTAACATTATCTTCCCAATGCCTTCCTTAACCGATCTCCCACCGTCAAATTCGGCTTCCCAGTCTCCTGCCGCTTCCCGTCCTCCACAATCGTATTCCCGCCGCGCTTGCCCACCAACTGCCCGCCGTCGGGATTCGCAATCGCATCCTTCCAGAACGACGCTTCGATTCCCTCGATATCCTCTTCCTCATAAATGCCGCGCCGCACCAGGCTCTTCGCGGCCGCCTCGGGCGTCAATATCTTCGAGTTCACCGCAATCGCGGCTTCCTCCACCGCCTTCGTTCTCACTTCCTGCTTCTCCAGTTCTTCCTGTTCGTCCTTGTCATTGAATCGCATCTTCACGCCACGCGGCAAAACGCCGTAATTCGAGAAGGATTCCGAAAGCATTCGCATCATCACGCCAGGTCCCTTCCCACTCTGCTTCCTGTGCAAGATCATGCTCTGCGCGCTCGACCCGATGTTCCCGCCAGGCAACGGCGCAAATTCCTGATAGTCCCTTCCAAAAGCCAACGCCAATCCAGAAATATACCAACGCATCTCCTGGTCGAAGTCGAACCCGTCCGGGAGCGAAGCCAGGTCAATGCTCGCCGTCGAAACAGGTTTCTCAGGATCCAACGAAGCCAAAATCGCCGGCATGATGAAGCGCAGCAGTCCAGAGTTATTCGCCTCTTCCTGCCCACGCGTCATCTCATCCTTAATGTCCTGCCTGCTCACGCCGCTCACAAAATGGATCTGCTTGTAGTGCCGACCCGAAATCTTTTCGTCCTTAAAGAGCAGAACGCTCCGCATGATCTGCGCCACCCTCAGCGCCCTCGTCACCGAACAATATCCAACCCCGTGCATACTCTCGATGGGGGAGGGGTAGTCCGAGAACGGGACGATCTCCCACCATCTCATCTTGTGCTGCTCGCCCTTCGAGTCCGTGTAAAGCACAGGAATTTCAGGATTGCCCGTCCGAATACATTGATTGCTGTCCAGGTGGTTGATTCCCAAAACGGGAGCGAGTTCATTCTTGAACCGTGAGTTGGCGTCCGTCCCTGGGTCACGGATCAGTTCGACAAAACACCCATTATCCTGCGTATAGAGGTCCGCCGAAAACTTCAACATGAACGGCACCCACCCAAACAAGTCTCCCGCCATCGCCGAATTCAGCATATCCGTCACGGCCGTCGTCACCTTTTCACTTCCGCCGCGCAGTTCCCAATCCAGGGTCGCGTTCAGAAATCCAACATTCGCCACCGCGCCGGCCAAATAAGTCTCGCTCGGCCAAAAATCCCGCAACTGCCTGTCCCTCGTCCGCACGTTCCGTCCCCATGGCAAAATCGCATCCGCCGCCGAAGCAATGTTCCACGTAAACACAAAATTCCCGCCCGCCCCAGACAGGGCTTCGGGAAATTCCTGCTTCGTCTGCCTCAACGCCTCGTCAGGGAATTGACTCGTGGGTATCAGTTGTGGAGTGTTCGCCATATCAGCCTACTTTCCTTTGTGGAAGAAGTACCCTCGTATCTTCCCAGTATCGTTCCCGCTGGCATCGATCTCCGACACCACCTTTGCCTTCCCATACCGCTTTTCGATCATCTTGCGTATCGGGCTGTTTTCCTTGAACCCAAAGGTGAATTTCGCCAGGTTTGAAAACTCGGGCAGGCTCGCGATCAACTTCGTGGTTGGATCGCAGTCCAGCAAATGGATAAAACCCGTCATAAACTGCACCATGTCGCCGCCCACCGACTTCTTGCATTTCAGGCACAGAATCTTATCCTTCTTCGCGCGCTTCTCCGGGATGACGGTTTGAATCGCCGTCACTTTCACGGTCGTCCCGCAACTCGAAACCTCGCCCGGCCATAACGGATGCGGCATCTCGCAAAACGGACACAGCAATTCCGTCCCCACCTTCGTCTTCTGCAACTTCGGCGTATCCTCGCGCACGCGCACATCGTACTGATGACTGGTTGTGTGTTTCATGCTTCCAATTCCTTTTATTTGTACAGTTTCACAAATTATAGCATCATTCTACCCTTGACATCCCATAAGTTCGGTTGTACAATCGCATCTGATGAACAAGCAATTCCGCCCAAACTTGACAGAATATGAGTGGTGTGCAGAATTGCTCGCAGAGAAACTCAACGAAGAATCACTGAACAAAATGAGCAAAACCGACGCCGTAAAGATAGCCCTTGAACGCGCTTTGCAGTCATTGTGTCCAGAAGTGATCGTTGACAAAAAGCGCAAGTTGTATCAAACATTAAAATTCTGATGTACATTCCGCTGAATACATAGTTAGGCAACCACTTATGAAAATCTTAGTTGCGTGTGAGTTCAGCGGTAAAAACAGAGACGCCTTCGCAGCTCTTGGGCATGAAGCATGGTCGTGTGATTTGTTGCCGAGTGAAACGGAAGGCAATCACTATCAAGGCGATGTGCGCGATATGCTATCAGGGAATTGGGATTTGCTCATTGCTCATCCGCCTTGCACATATCTGAGTTATGCAGCCAATGGAGTTTGGAATAAGTCAGGTCGCGCTCAGCTGAGGGAAGAAGCAATGCAGTTTTTTATGTTGTTTGTCAATTGCAATATTCCAAAAGTGTGCATCGAAAACCCCGTAGGGTATCCAGGCAAAGTGTACAGAAAACCAGACCAGATAATCCATCCTTATTATTTTGGAGAGCGTCAACTGAAACGCACTTGTCTATGGTTGAAAGGGTTGCCTAAACTTTGGTATTGGCGTGAAGATGATTTGTTTGGAAAGCGCACGATGACAGATTATCCAGAGCCTTTATATGTGCATGAGCGCAAAGCGGGTAAGCATTACAAAGGCGGCGAAGTAAAGAAAAGATATTTCACGGACGCTCGAAAATTCGTGAATGGTAATAAGGTAAATTCGGCACATGAGCGAAGCAAAACATTTTCGTCTATTGCGGCGGCTATGGCTCAACAGTGGGGTTGCCTAACAAAGCGTGAACCCGACGTGTGCAACGTCACGGTTGGCGCAGGTATCGGTGAATAATTTTATGGTCTTGCGTTCTCGCACACGCGGGTTACGCAAACCGTTAGCTGGCTAAAAGGAGAATCGCCATGTCAGACGAAAAAGAAGTAACTGAAAAAGAGATCGGCGCGGTCATTACAGCGCTATCAAATGCTTTTGACGACGATCTGTACAGCAAGAATGTTTCAGAGCTTGAACAATACTGGCATTTTGTTTGGGATGATAAGTCATCTCTCGAAGTAAATACCTATCATTTTCACGACCTGCTCAAACTTTACGGTAGTTTTTGCCGCAGGTGGGAAGAAAAACACAATGGCTCAATTTGTGTCGTTGAGCGCGTCAGAGATAAGTATTTGATGCCTAAAATACGCGAGTTTGTACGCCAGCTAACATCGCGTGCACTGGACGCTGCGCCGATTGACGCGGCTCAAAAATAAACGTTATGCGGCTTGCGCCAGTAACGCAAACCGTTAGGCGTTCAAGGAGAAGACATTATGAAGGTTGAAATTTACGGTTGCGATAATAGCGTAACCCTCGATACATTGGAACTGCCAGCGTCAGAAGTCCCCGCCTTTGTCAATCTTGTAAAGGCTCATGGTTTTGAAGATAGCGATGGCGAAGAATATAAATTCAATGCCGCTAAGGTCTGCGAAGGTGGGTTCGTGGTTTACGTTGAACACGCCCAACAAAGCGTGCAGTTGACGTGTGGCGGGCTGGCGTACTGAAAGCGAAGGTAACGCCGCCACACGCAACTAACGCAAGCCGTTAGGCAACACCTTCCAAAAGGAGTCACATGAAAGCACAAAGGTTCGATGAGTATCACAAGCACGGTTGTCACTTCAACGGCAAGTTGGTTGTCGTGGATTACTCGGAAGATATGCGGAATGATCCCAATTGGGGAAAGTTTGGCGCAGAGGTCACATTTGATTATATGGCAAAGGCAAAGGCTCTTGTTCAAGAGCGATACGGCGAAGCGGTGAAGGTTCTGCTATCCATCCCCGATTATGTCGTTGAAGTTGCCTAACAAAGCGTGCAGCGGACGGCGAGTAGTCTCGCCAAAATTATGGTCTTGCGTTGCAGTGGTTCTGGTTTACTCCGCCGCCGCTAACGCAAACCGTTGGGCGCTTCGTGGCGCAAGGAGTAAAATCGCAAAATGAAAAATTTTGACGACCTTCCACTTGAAGGAAAAATAAAAACGATTAACGAGTTAGGAGTGAAACTAGCAGAAGCCGCAAAGCCAGTTGTTGAACATCTGGTAAAAGTGTTTCAAGATTTTGGAAGGGCAGTAAGTCTTGCTGTTGGAAAAATTTCGCCAGATGAGTTTATTCAAATTTATCTGCGCGAAGCAAAAAAAGAACGCCACCGAAAGCGTTACAACAGAATGATGGCGCGTCGCAAATAAAAGCGCGCCCAACAAAGCGTGAACCCGACGTGGGGGTACGGAGGCGCGTGAAAATGAACAATCGTAACCCCCACGCGGGTTACGCAAGCCGTTGGGCGGCTCTCGCTCAACTGAAAGGAATTTCAAAATGTTGTCAGATATGATTGACCTTCAAAATAAAAAAGTTGTTATCATTAGGTTCTTTGAATCGTATGGATGGCGTTCAGGAATAGAAGATGATCGTGGTGGTCGCTTGTTCACATCTCCTACGGAAAAAGATATACAAACTTCGTTTTTTTGGGCTTTGGAAATCGTTGAAAAATATGGATGTGTTGTCACAAGTGTTATTGATAAATAATCACGCCGCCCAACAAAGTAAGTGTTACAAAGAAAATCGCCGTCGAATGACGGCGATTCTCTTTACAAGTTCAACCTCAACAATTCATGCGTACACATACTCAGCGCCACCGCCAGGTCTATCTTCAACTTCTCCATGCGCTTCACAATACGAATCTTCGAGTCCTGCTCGTCTAGTTTGGCATTCGCATTCTGGATCTGGTCTCGCAGTTCAGGCTCGCCTCGATGCCACAATCTTCGGTCACGAATAACATCCCGCAGTTGGCTGTCGGCTATCGTTCGGTCGGTTCCCTGGTTGAACTGCCTCAGCCATGCAATGCCTTCGCGTTTCAGTCTGGTCGCCATATCGTGTAACTGGAATGGGTCATAGGCGATCTCGATCACGTTGTACTCGCTCACCAACCTACGCAATACGCGCTCAGGACCAGGATTCTCCTCCGTCCCCTGATAATCAATGATCCCGCTCCGCCCCGGCTTCCACGCCTTCGCATACATCACCATCACGTCCGAAGTCGCCTGCGGATGCCGGCAACCCATGATCAACCCAAAGTTATCATTGCTCACCGCCGCATCCAGCGCAATGATCATTGGTTGGCGCTTCACGTCCACCTCAGGCCAATCCTCAGCCCGTCGGAAACAAGCGTCGAACCACTCCATCGGCACGAACGTATCCGAAGATGAAGTCCACTGGTTCCTGTGCATCCGCTGAAATTCAGAAGGGAGCAGGATTTTAGATTCTGTCTGATAATAACCTTTCGTCTGCCACGGACACCGCGGCAACGTGTTCCACAAACATAGCATCCCCGCTTCCCGATTCACATACAACTCCAGTGGGGCAGGGGAGCCGTCCGTCACTTCGTATAGTCTATCAGGCCACAAGAGTTCTCCCTGCTTCACCCCCAAGTCATACAACGAATACAGCAACTGCGATTCTTCGGAATGTCCCGCATACGACTCAATCCATCGAAACGACTTCCCGCGCTTTGTTGGGGACAGAGTCATCTCAGACCACATCGTCTGCTTCTCCGACTCATTCGCTCCCCAGAGTTCGCTGAACGTAATCTGGTCCGCATTCGAGCCGGCCTCACCGCTCGGGTCAATCGGAATAGCCTCCAGGAACGAACCATTCGGACCCGTGGTGCGATACCCGCGCTGGCTATACTTCTGTCCCATCTTCGGGTTCAATTGCAAACAGCGTCTCAGGTAATGCGCCACGCGGCTGTCAGCCTGTTTCAGGTCATTCGCAATGATGAAAAATTCTCCCCACTCCGTATATTCCGCCCGAAATAAATTCACCGCCGCCGCGATGGTACTCTTGATGCTCTTCTTGATATCCGACCAGACAATGATCGAATACTTGAAATTGTCATTCTCATCCCTTACCAGCGCTTCCCTCACAGCGTCCGCCTGGTATGGCTGAAGTTTCAGCCTGCCGCGCAGGATCGGGTCATTCCTCGTCTCCGGGATGTAGAAATTCTGCTCCATCCAATCCACCGGGTCGGGGAACTCCATCTTCTTCGCTTCCTCCGAAAACCGCATCGACAGATCCCTCAACAAAGTCTTCGTCAGACTCTCCTGCTCGTCCGTCTTCTCCAATGATATTGACGATCTCATATTCAATCCTTTTCAAGATAAGCGACTTTACTTTATCCGTCACTTCCGACTGTCTCACCGCATCGATCACCGACCCCCAAATCTTCGCCGTCAACTGATACGCATCCTCAGCCGTCAAAATGGCTCGCAAGTCCTTCGCAATCTTCACCTCGCTTTCCACCATCTTCCTGTCCAGGTCAAGAAAACGCTCCATTTGATCCCAACTGCGATAATCCTCATACGCCTTCTGGAACTCATTGTCGATCTTCTTCTTGATCGTAAAGGCGTCCAGCGCATCCGCTTCCTTAAACTGCTCCCACAATTTGAACAGCGTCTGCACTCGGTCAGGATCCTTGCTTTCCTCCACGCGCCGCATCAATTCCACAATGCGATGCCGCACCACTGCCAACGACTGACGGTTCGATAGAAACCGCCCGCTCTTCATCATCTTCCTGTAACGGTCAGCCAACCGTGTAATAGGGAACTGGCTGTTACTCAACGCCATGTGACTGCCTCCGCCATATTCATTCTTCTCGGGGTTGGGACCTCCGTGCCGATGGCAAAACTCATATCGCTTGACCCTGCGACGAAAACATCGTGTGTCGGCTCCACAATACGGACAAACATATTCCACTTTCCGATTTTCGCGCAAAACAGATTTCTTGCACTTCCGACACCTTCGATATTCATACGCGCACCGAAGTTCGTCATCCACTGTTCCTCTCAGCCAAAATTCCAGCGATCAGGTGACACGCAATCAGGTGGATGTCTTCCTGGATGCGGATATCCTCCACCATAGCATGAATCTTCGCCCCAGCCTCCATCTGCGCCAGTGGCGTATCGCTTCGATTCCCCGTCAGGATGATCAGTCTCGATGGACGAAATAACTTCGCCGCCTCGATCACGTTCCGCGACATCCCGCCGCACGAGATGGCCACCAGCACGTCGTGGAACCGCATCAGACTCTCCAACGCGTGAGAGAACATATTCTCCCAGCCGTCATCGTTCCCATAGGCCATCATCACGCTGGTCATGTCTGACACCGAGAAGGCGTTCACTCCCGCCATCTTGACGAGATCGTTGGCGAAGTGTCCCGCCGTGGAAGCCGACCCTCCGTTCCCGACGATCCACACTGAAGCGTCATTCTCCCACGCTGACCGCAATATCTCTGCCGCGTCCACAATCTCTGTCACGTCCTGCACCAGTAGCGAAGCGGTTATTTGTTTCAGGTACTTCTCAATCATAGTGCGCCTCCGCTCACGATTATACACTATGCGATAATATCGCACAAAACCTAGCCGCTTTCAAAAAAACAGATTTTGTTTAAGAGATGGGGTGCATAGCAAAAAAAGAAAATCAGAACAAAAACCGTTTTGTAAATAGAATTAATGTTCTGATTATTAGTTGCGATAATCGAAGTTATAACAAGTCATCAAAATAAAACGCTGCTTTAGGCTGAAATAAAGCGTATATTAATCCTATTAATTTATTTTCTAATTTTGTTTAAGTCGTTGCATATTCGTGGATCATACCCCATGCCTGGCATATAGAACAAGGTGCGGATTGTATCATTGTATCAATATGCTTTTACCCCTTGACATAGTTGCACAACTACTGTTATTATAGCACTACAACGAACAAGCAGCACCTTGACAACCGAATAAGAAAAGCGAGCGC